TATCGTCTGAACTCCATAGTTGAAGAAATATAGTAATTTCCTGCACAGTAGCTGGTAAATTAGAAAGGAGGGTAATATTAGCGGTATCAGTGTCTGTAGTAAGCGTAACAAATGTCGCGGCATCAGGAGATAGGGCTTTTCTTTGGTATCGAACAACTATGGCTATTGCCGTTGTGTCGGCGATTACTTTAAATGTATCACCTATAGCCGCTACGATATTTTCGCCGCCTGGCAGAATAATATTTGCGTTGTCGGTGAGGGTAAACGCTCCATTCGCTCTTATTTCTCTCAATGATCCAGCTTGCGGAGCCGTCCCCAATGAGGTTATTGTAGCGGTTCCGTCAACAACCACATAATTCCCTTCTGATGCCCAAATATCTGTGGTGCCAGATGAAGCTATATCGGTAGCTTTAGTTAAATAAATAACTTTATCGCTGTGATTTACCCATGAAAAAAAGTCTTCTGATTCATTGAAGGCTAAAATGACCGTCTGTTTATCTTGAAATTTTCCTGGCTGTATTTGTTGATTAACATTCTGCAATACTGATTTTGCGCCAATTCCATCAATATTTAATGTAACATCTCCGCTATTTGCGCCGATTGTCTGAAAAATATAAAGCGTTTTATCAACTAATGCGGATACTAAAGGAGAAGCTGTACCAATTAAAGTTTCTGTGCCTGTGACGGTTAAGTTAACATTTCCCGCTCCCGGGGCTTCACCCTGATCCAATTCCTGCAAATGCTGAAAACCATTAATATCTGTAACTTTAAGAGAATATTCAGCAGGTATCCATATCTTGTTTGTGGATCGCCCTTCCGCATTCAAGGTTTGAGGATTCAATAAAGCGTTTTGCAATGCCCTGTCTGAAAAGATGGCAATAGGATTTAAAACAGGATCCTGATTTTTGGCTCCTATAAAAACACTTCCACCTGCTAGAGGAATTCCACCACTATCTACAAACTGAGTATTTTCATCAATAAATGCTGGCATTTTTTAATCCTTATAATATTACAATCAATTATCGACTCGCGTTCCAGCTGTTGACGACAATGCGCGAATAAGAGATTCCTCTAATGCTACAGGTCTTCCAGTTTCCGTAACCCTGCTAACTGGTGCCGGTATCTGGCCGCTTAAACCTCGGACATCCCTCCGTAAAAGAATATCTGCTATTTTTTCTGTCTCTTTTGGTGAAATAAGCAATCTTTCAGAAGATCCACGAATTATATTTCTAGTAGCCGATATAAAATCACCAGCCAATAAATCTCTAACACCTTGAGCGAGTCTTCCGGTATCCAACGCTAAATCATCTAAAGCAGCCCCTCTTTCAGCGGTTTTTGAATTTCCCAAAACATCAGTGACGGCTCTGAATAAATCTTTTTCGTTTTCAAGCAGATCTACATATTGCTTGAATTTTACATTATCCCCAAAAGCCAGCCTTATTTTCCTTTCAAGGCTTTGAATATCAATTAATTTTTTGGAAGCGTCTGCGCGGGAAACTATTTCGGCTAATTTTCCTTTTAAGCTTTGCGCCGCCCCCACCCTGAAAAGGTGCCTGGCTTCAGGTGACATTTCATTAAGAGCCAGACCAAGTTCTTCTGGGTTGGAAAATTTTGTTTTTGAGAGAAAATCTGATCCGGCTTCTAAAGCCTCTTGATTTGCCAAGTCGTCACCAGCCAATGATCTAGCTTGTGCATAATCCTTCCCCGCGGTTACGTCTGAAGCGTCTAATTCATCAATAAGTTCGCGCCTTAATTGTGAGATTGACCTGGATTTTGATGTCGGTTTGCCAAATTGGGTTTTGGCCGCCTGTTCTAAATCAAACATTTCTTTTTTTACTTGATCTAAAAATTGCAGTTTCAACCCTCTACCAACGCCTCCGGGAGGACGAAGTTGCCCAGCTTCTTTTAGTTGCGCTGACAATTCAGGATCAACTTTACTTAAATTTGTCCTCAAATTCTGGATCGTTTTTCTAGCATTGACGAAAGCTTGTCTACCCGCTGGCGTTTTAAGAATTGAATCTATATTTTTTGATTCAATATTTTGATTGGAGGCGAAAGCCGAATCATAAAATCGCGCAGAATTGTTTTGATTGGCGAGTTGCTGCCTTTCAGTGAAAAAATTTCCTTTTATTAACTGATCAATATGTTTCTGAATTCTATTAACCTGACCCCCTTCTATTACGCCAGTTTTCGGATTTCTGACACCCTCTTGCCGCGCCCTGAGAAAACCTGTTACTTTAGTTTTTCCTGTGCCTGGAATCCCGGCAACCGTAAACGCCAATGCTCTTGAATTTGGCCCCACATCCAACAGCGCGGCTTCCGGTCCAAGTTTTTCAATTCGCTCTAAGGCCATTCTTGGAGTAAGACCATCCCTCTCCATAGCCTCAGCAACCTTTCTCAATGCCCTTGTTCCTTGACCCTTTTCAGTAAAACGCCTCAATGTGTTTGCTATCCCGCTAAATCCAGCCTTAACCCCTCTTGCGGCAAATGGGAATGCGCCTCCAATTCCGGCTCCAAGGGCTGTCGCTGTGCCAACATCCGCAGCTCCTTGTGCGATATCGACTTCTTCACCCTCCAAAACCTGACCTAATGCTTCGCCGGCAAATTCACCGCCTGCTTGACCACCACCGAAACCAGCCCCAACCGCAGCTGATCTTCCTGCTGTAGACAGCAAACCTTGCCCGGAAGTTACAAACTTTCCCGCTCTTTGCCCTGCCGGATTTACAAAAGCCCCGATAAATGAAGCCACCCCTGAAGTGATTGGATTCTCCTCTCTGAACTCTTCCCTTTCCTGTCGCGGTCTGTTGAATGCCGCAGCTGGATCAGCCTCTTCGCCGCCGAAAAGTTCTTCCGCTAAAGCGGCTCCAGCTCCAGCGACAACATCGCTAAAACCAAATGTGGCGGTATTTAATGCTTCTGAGGTAAAATCCCTCAAGTTACGGGAAATAGTGTCTAGAAATCCCTCCTCCTGACCCTGAGGCGTATCTGGAGGTATATCTTGAGGAATTTGGCCTGGAACTTGATCCTGAACGGGTTGAGAACCCTGAAAACCAGATAGTGCATTCCTGATTTGGTCAGGGGTCATCGTGTCAGGAAAATTTAATATAGTTCCATCAGGAAGATTAATTGTTGGCATTATCTGACTTTCTCAAATTGACCTGTAGCTGGATTAAAGTTAAATTCGCCACCACCAATACCTCTTTGACTTTCAGCTTGACCAGCTCCCTGAATTGCGGTTGCAGGAGGTATTGTTAATCCTTCATCTGATAATCCTTCAAGCGATAGATCAAGGTTCATGGCTTCCGAAATATCCGTTAAAGCTTCTTGATCTCCTCGATTTACAGCGGCCCTTTGACCTCGTTGAATTGCGTTAAGAGTTATTTTTATGGCCAGACGAATTAACTTTTTATTTGCTGCTGGTGATTTAGATATGCCGGCTTCAATAGCTGTCAATTGACGCCCTTCTTTTTCTGTAAAGGCAGCCCCAAAAGTTGGTTTTAATTGCTTCATCACGTTTTTGGATAAATTGAAAGATAATTCGCCCTCATCAGCGCTTTCTTGTCCAATTAAGCGTTTTGCTTTAATCATTACACCCGCCAACCCACCTGTTTCAACTTCATCCAATAAACCAAGAGTTCGTCTTAATTGAGGTAATGCATCAGCGGCCAATAATGCGCCCGTAATATTTTCCTGTGCCCTTCCTTCTTCCGCTCCGCCTCGTTTCGCTTCTGCGGCAAGTGGTGCGGCTGTACGTATTTGAGCTGCTCTCGTAGCCCCAGTAGTAAGTCCAGCTGTTTCAACGCCTAAAGCGGCTCGTTCTTCGGGGGTTTGCCCTCCAGCGCGCTCAATAATATTTCCTTTAATTGGAATCTCATTTATAACGGTTTCGCCTGTCCTTCTATTGGTTATTGGAACTGATAGGGAATTTGTTCCATCTGGTTTACGTGTGAGAAAAGTAGGGGATGTGACAAAATTACCTTCTTTAGAAGCTTTCTGCAAAAGATCAGTAGCTTTTTTAGCTTGAACAGAATTAATTAAACCAGCTCTTTTGTCAGATTCAATTTTTCCGGCTGGTGACTGAGCCGTTGGGCCACGCGGCAATGCTTTAATATCACCTGACACAGTTGATCTGAGTACTTGCCGTCCATCAATAGTGGTAACTTCAAAATTTTCTCTTTCCTCTGTGATCCCAAGTAACGCATCGCCCGTAATAACATCCGTGTCCAGTTCAAGTTTTCTTCGTTCTGGACTCATATCAGCAAGCCTCAATTCTTCAGATGGATCTTCACCGCGTTGCCCTTTTTCACTTGCCATATCCAGCAGGGCAGTCATTTGTTCGGCGGGATCTTCAATTTTTAGGAGTGCGAGGGCTTGATTTCTGGCACGAATCGAATCATTCCTTAGTTTTCTAATTTCAAGTTTGTCCCCACGTTGAAAAATTTGAAACGCCATTTTCCCTAATTGAGGATTTAATCTTCCCAATATAAGCAAATTCTGGTTCACTTGCTCAGGACTTGCCCCGGGTTGAAAAATCTGTTGTTGTGCCTCTTGAAGCTGACGTTGTTCCTGTTCAGTTTGAAGCTGACCACGCACCCTTTCGAACCCTTGACCAAGTCTTCCTAAATCTGGAACTGCAGAACTTCCCTGAAAAGTCGCTAATGTAACCATGGTTTATCCTGAAAAAATTAAATTAATTTTAAGCCCTAAAACCGCTGAGCGTTCCCTGGAGTCCCCTCAATGCTGATCCACCTTTTCCAGTAAAACCAGCAATGCCGCCGCCCAGTCCTCCTAAAATTTGACTGATTAAACTACTCTGAGCCTGAGCATCACTCAATATTCCTTGAGAAATTGCTCCTCCTCTAAATTGCCCACCTCTTTCGAAAGCTCCGGCCAATGGGACTCCAGCTTGTAAACCTTGACCTGCCAATCCTCTTGATCGACCCGTTAATAGTTCTTCAATTTGCAGACCTAAATCAGTTGGCACAGCGGCAACCCGCTCCAAGGCAGTTCCGGATCTTTGTAAACCTGCAGCTCCTAATTGACCTCGAAGAGCTTCGGTTCTTTCACCTACAAGCCTACCGAAAATATCAGTATCAAAGATTCGGCCTAATCTTTCATCAAGACCACCTGCGGTTGTTCCTTCAGTTAACGCGCCCAATTGACCTTGACCGGCTTGAACGAAAGGATCTAAAGTGCCCCTGATATCTCTCTCAGATCTTCGGCTTTCTCGAACCTGGGCCTGCGCCGCTCGTCTGCCTGCATCTAAACCAAATAGCGATGAGAAAAAACCCATTTTAATTCCCTTTCAAATTAACTGATTATTGATCCAGTAATAACACTTCTCCAGTCAGTTCCATCTGAAAAAGCGGGAACTGGTTGTGGAGAGGCATCAGACACAAATATTAAGCCAGGAAAAGTAATATCAGGAACAGGCGGCAATTCTGTTTTTAAATAAGTTTCCATTACAATTTGATTTCCCAGTAATCGCAAATTCAATTGGATGACAAGATCATCAATGAAAGTCTGCATATTAAATTCGGCTATTCCTTCTTCGTTTACTATCCTGACACCGTGATCTGTTTGGGAAACAATTTGTGTCATGATTTTCGCCTTAATTTTACAATTGGAGGTTCGGCAGAAAATTTAACTAATTCTGAAGTAAAAAATCGCCATCCCATAAATCCGCGGAATCGACCTAATCCTCCAGGGAAATTCCATTTTAATACACGTTGATAATCCGCTATGCCTCCTAGGTTCCTGAAAAATGGTTGCCCATAATCAACACCATCTTTTGACATTTGAAGCCCTACCGAAGCATCCTGAGTATTGAAACCTTGAGATATTGGCAACTCAATGGATTGACAGGTAAATTTATTGCCATCTTCCTGTTCCAAACCCATTTCAATCAGAAATGTTATTCTTTCACCATTATCAGTATCAATATTTTCCAACTTTCCCATTTTTGTCCTGAAAGCTGTAAAATATTCACCATCTAATTGAGTGATAAACCCTCCTGCCCACACTGTGTCATCACCATCAATCAAAGATCTTAATCGGAACCAATTACCACCAAAAAAGGCGAATGAATCTTTTAACAGTGTGACTGTAAAAATATCATATCCGCGCCATTTAAAACGACTGGTTACAGCATCTTCTCTTTCGGCTTCTGTATGTTCAGATAGAATGAGATCAATGGTTTCATTTGATATTTTTACGGCAACTCCGTTGGTAAAGGCATATATCCCAAAATCCTGATCTTTTTCCCTTCCTAAAAATACAAATGTCTGATTATATTCAAACAAACCACCTATGAAACCGTTATCAATCCTTCCCCCATTTATTCTAATGAAAGGAACAGGAGAAAGTCCTTGATCTCTGAAAGGTTCAATAGAATCAGTTCCAAATATATATAAAGTATTTCTGTAATTGATGACACCATTGCTTTGATCAGGTAATGATTCGGCGTCAAAAAATGACAAATCCCCAACTGTGGCGGCATCTCCTATATTAGAAAAAAATGGGGTCGTATGGCCTGGAGGTAAAGCATTTTCAATAGGAATATAAACAAATCGACCATTAATATGAGCTACATCCACGCAAGGATTAAAATTGGTTCCGGTACTAATAATAACCAGTGCATCAGCTGTATCCAATGTGTAAATATTGCCACCCTTTACAACAATGACGGCGGTATTAAAACCGATAGCGGTCCTGATAACGGCTGCGCCTAAAATGGTTCCGATTGTGATGAATGCGCCAGTTTCTGTATTGGTAATCTTTATAAGATCAGTCGACACAACTTGATAAAGAGAACCATTCCATTGAAATGATCCCCTCGCTGTCCTGCCGGTATCTTGGAGACTTTTGATGCCAGGTCGATGGATAATGATTCCATTTCCATTATTGAAACAGTTTTGCAACGTCCGTTTTGTTCTGGGAAGTTGTTCAACTCCTTCTAAACCTAATGGATATTCGATAACAGGCATATTTAGTCCTGAGTATAAATTTATAGATTGTTATAACTCGTACTAATTCCCTATGGTTCCATCTTTGCCATTGAAAACTTTTCGAAAGATTCCCTTTGAATTGCCTGATCCTCGTGGCAACAGGGATGAAGCAACCTTATTGGGAACGGTAAAAACCTGATAAAGAGTTTTAATCCACTCATAATCACTTTCGGCAATGTTTTCCAACATCGGGCTCACAATAATTTCGCCATCTTCAAAATCTGGAGCCATGGCGATAGCCAAATTATTCTTGATGGCGTTGGTTACATCTGCAGGTTCAAATATATCTTCACCTGGCAACGTTGTTGCCACAAATTGAAATTTAATTCCCTGAGATTGCCATAATTGAAGAAGTGGGAGCAGGATCTCAAAACCCACAATCAGACTTTCTGTTGTCATAGGATCGACATCAGAATGAACGCCTATTTTCCTTGCAGCTCCCTGTACAAGTTGGGTTCCAGTACTCATTTTTCGCTCGCTGGAATAACTGAAGGTTCCTTAGGAATAGACGGTTTGCTTTTTACTTTAGGACTTGAAGCTTTTTCTTCTTTAGGTTTAGCAGATGGTTCAGTCTGTTTAGGAGGTGTGATAACAGGCGCCGGGATCTCCGGTTCCTTAATTTCAGGCGGACTTCCTGTATATCCTGCAGGAATTCCACCAACGAACCATTGTTTATTGCCTTCAGAATCATATCCTTGAACACTGGTTGGACCCATATTCCCTGGCATGTTAACCTCGAAAATAAGATTAAAAGAACTGCCCACCCCGAAGGGTGGACAGCAATTATTTAACAGGATACTGATTAGGTTTGATTCCCAATCAAAATTCCATTCATTTCAGGGTTAAGATTTGTCACCCCAAAGAAAATGGTTAATCGATAGGTTGATTTACCTGTCTGAACATTACCCTGTTTAGCAAAGATGATTTCAATGCCTGTATCCGTCATTTGCCGCATAACAGCGACGCCAGCCATATCTTCATCAAAAGCCAATCGACCACCAAATACTTCAATCGAATTGTTTATGAAGAATGGATTGGTTTGAACGGTGACAGTATTCCGAAATGTTAAAAGGGCACCATCTGCGGCTACAGCAGTAACATTCGCATAATCATCTTCAGCATCTGAAGTCCCATCTCCAACAATGATAGGAGGTGCAATAACAATTGCTTGGGCACCCGTCGCGCCGGTAGATGTAACAACTGTAAAAGTTTTTAATTGGCCTGTACCCTCTTTATTAATATGCGAAAGAGCGTCCACACCTACGATTGTGAATTTATCTCCAGCTTTTATGATGAAATCCCCGGAATCAATATTTAATGACATAAACCGGTTATCCTGGTTAATTTCACCAGTCCCAGATGTAACCTGAGAACGCGGAACAAACCTTTGTGATAAATTTACCTGATAAGCTACACCAGTATTAGCGGCAGTCAAAGTAGGTCCAAATGCAGTTTTGAAGGTGTTGAAATTAGCAATAGGACCAATATTTGTATTATCTAACGCTTCGACTGATCTTGGCATCAGCGTTCTTGAAGCAAGATTACTACCCATCGCATTATAATCCCTTGGATTTAATACCATGGTTTTTTCGCCGACAACATCATTTTCCATCATCAGAGCATCGGCTAGGGAAATATCATCGTAACCAGTTAAGGCAGACAGGACAGTAACAGTTAATGATCCTTCATCCCTGATTTTAAAAGCCATTTCCCGATTGATACGAGCAGATAAGGCTTGAGAAGCGGCCTTGGCTTTGCGATCCCTATAAAGAGGATCACGCATTTCCAGAGCATCTAATTGCCAAGGTACGTTTGCGATGATATCTAAATCGGCAGGAACCGACATTTGGGTAATGGTTCCAATCTTGGACTCAATATTCAAACCATCAACCGTTGTGGCGATTTGTGGGGAGGGTCTCCAAACCCTGTCGCCGCGTCTTTGCATTTCTGTGCCAGGCTGTTGGAACCTACCTGCCTGTTTTGCTATTGTGTTATCGGTATCGAATTGCATCAATACCTGTTCAAAGAGAACTACCTCTTCTCTATTAAATTCATTAGCCATGATGGCTTACTCCAATTATTCCCTAGCCTTTTGCATCTCCTTCCTCAGTTGAATCATTTTAGGATAAATAGTTTGGTCGCCAGGATTTCCCTGTTTTTTGGTGACCAACTTATCATATTTCCTTTGAAGCATTTCAACTTTAGAAGAGGAACTGCCCTCCAATTCTTCATCAGGATCAGGCTGAGGGGCGGTTGCTGTTTTGGGGCTGACCTTCATTTCGGCCAGTATCCCGCCTATTTCGGCAACAGCTTGGATCTTATTCGAATCCCATAAACCTCTAAAATGTTCGGCATCCTGTTTATTCTTGCCGAAAAAATACATAAGTAAATGCGAATCTTTAGTGAAATTATTGATAATCGCATTCGAAGCATCCAGACCCAAAACGTCCAAGGCTTTCTGTTCAGTATCGCCAAAATCTGAAACTTCCAGCGAATCAGCCTGGGTATAATAAGTTTCTTGACTATGCCTGAGATTAGCTTCAGCCTTTTCATCTTGAGTCTTCTTCCTTATGTCTTTTGTTGATTCAGCGACTTGCTTTTGAACTTCTTCCTTGATCTTGAACTTTGCCGAATCTTCCTCGAATTTGGGATTATAAATCCCATCATCGTAATTATCAGGATTTGGTTTGGCATAACCATTCCCACCTGAACTCATATGGTCAATTCGCAATTGGAGAATTTCATTTTTCCTTTTCTCCATTTCAAGATCTTCGGTTGCCTGTTTCTTTCCAAGATTCGCTTTATCAACCTTTGCATTTAGATCGTTTACACGTTTTCGAACTCCAACATTGCTGCCTGAAGGGAGCGACCCCTTAGATTCCCGGGTGATCTCAATACCTGCGGGGACGTCATCCCCTTTTCCTTCTTCTTCCTTTGTAGGATCTGAATCCGTCGATTCAAGATCAGCAGGTTTTATTTCATCAGGTATTTCAACTTCCGGTTCAACTTCCGCTTGTGGATCTGCCATTAGTTTTACCTCTATATGGGATTAAGAGTATGGGCAAAATGCCCCTCGGTTTTACGCTCCGATAAGCGAATTATATTTATGCGAGTGTTTCGCCACTTGCGCTTAAAACTAACCATGCGCCGCCTGTAAACATAAATTCAGCAGCGGCACCTGATCCTGTAAGCGTAATGGATGCATAATCATGCCGATTGTCTGGAGTTATAACTCCAGTATTTGTTTGAGCATTTGTAGCAATAATAATAACTTTTATTACTTGCCCTTCATATCCATCGACAATACCTGCAGTATTGCCTACATTATTAAGGGTCCACCTTGTAATTGGCTTTACAACTGATATTTCTACAGGTGAAAAACTAATACTGGCAAAAGGCGCATTGGCCTCCGTTCTCACAACCACAGAAGTTTCGATGGATGCCGTAACAACAATAGTGACATCCCCATCTGTGGGATGCATGACCTTTATAACGTCATTAATATTTAAACTTTCAAAGGCCGGGAGGAAAAAATTAGTCCCCAAAATAAGGGCCATTGTGTCTGCTGATGCAACTGAAGGAGTATAAGAAAAAAGATCACCCCCAAAATCCTCGTTATCCTGACCACCTATTGCTTTTAATCTTGTCGGTTCAAATGCCATTTGCCTTCCTCCTTAATTAAACTACAGTTATTATACTGATATTAATAAAATAATGTCAATTAAATGTCGCCATAATGTTGACATGTCAAAATTGTTCCACGTGAAACAATTTATTGACGCTATATATCAATTCCCAGTTGTTGCCTGAACTTATCCCTTCTTTTAAACAGTTTCTCACTGACTTCAAACCTTTTGTTTATTTCAGCGTTAACCTTTTTCAAACCACGCAGGGCAGCCAATTCAGCTTTTTCACCTTTTACAGGCTTGAATTTCTTTCGCTCTCGTTCTTGGCCATTATTGTTTCCTGCCATAATTTGATCCTTAATTTATTATTGATTTTTATGTATTTACGATTATCGACTTCATAAAATGTGATAAATTGGCCTTCAAGATGAATAATCTCATTGGAGTCAAGGACGTGATTGCTAGGTCGCGAACGCATTAGCGCACGCTCCCATCAATCCCTTCAATCACATTGGATTCGCCCCGAGCCTAAAGGCTCACGACGACAGCCCCCAGTCGACAAAGCTATCGCTAGGACTGTCGTACTGCAATTCAGGCATCTTAACTTCATCTGGTTTCCCTCAGCATATTGGAAACGCCCGTCACCTGGAAGGCCCCCTCCTTTCATGATAATAAACCCAGAAAGAAGAAGTACGGTGTCTGCTTCAAGTCATTTGTTTAATGACCCACATGTATCCCCACACCGGACCGGATATAAACGCATTCATGTAGCCCCACTGTTCGTTATAACAAGTTTAATCCCAGCGGTCATCTCAACCCACAAATTAAACTTTTGAAGAACCCAAAGGTACGAAAAATAAGAAATATACGAAATATTCACTTTTATTATGGGCCGTACCAAACTGAAATTGATATAACTGGCCAATTATCTGTTCCCATATTTACAGAAGTAATATCACCGTAATAAACAACGATATCCTCATTCATTGTGGCTTGTATCCAATCATTAATCTTTTTTTCAAGGTCTACAATATTAGTTTCCTGGAATAATTTTACCGCGGCTGTTTTTAACATGGTTTTGGTCCAATCATAACTAAAGTAGTCATTATCGCGAACTTTGATCCTTCATTAATAGACATAGCTGTGGCTGAAGCTTTAAATTTCTGATCAACATATCGAAAGCTGTCTAACCATTGATTTATTTGAGCCTGTATCATTGCTTCATCATCACCCTGAAATAATTTAACCTGAGAGATTATCATTAAAATGGCAATGCCTTAACCTCTTCACGAGTTTCTTTCTGAATATCGATCAAGGTCTTTATCTTAGCGTTTTCAGTTTCTGAAATGATCTTCCTTGTTTCAGCCTCTTTCTTACCAGCAGATGCCACATTATCAAGAGATTTTGCATCCAAGTTTCTGGCTTCTGCCTGAGCCCTTGCGGCTTCTCCTTCAGCTTGAGCCGTAGCGGCCTCTATAAGCCCAGCCTGTGGATCTTCTTGAGGTTCCTGTAAATCTGCGAGGAATTGTTTTTCTTCGTCATTCTCAGGCTTAACAAGGCCCTGTACAAGCATTTGCTGACGATTCAATTTCTTCAATGGTTTCAAGCCGGCCCCCGTCATATTCTCAATCATTATTGAAAGCATTGGAGGAACCATAGATTGACCGCCAGGAATAGCGGCCATCAATTCAATCATTCCCTTGAGTTCTTCAACAGATTCCTCTCGCATGGTTTCATATTGAGGTCCGATATCAGCATAAACTCTAAATTTCTTCCCTCTAAAGTTATTTGACTGAATCATTTTTCCAGTCTCTTCATCCATTACAGTCTTCAAGAGATCCTTGCGCCCTTCAGTTCCATCAATTCCTAAAGTCCGTACCATTCTTTTGACGTTATAAACTTCAGAAGCAATAGATTGATAAACTTCACCACTCCACGCTATGGAGTTGGCAATATTATCTTGGATGACTTGCGTATTGAGATCTTCACGTTTTTGGAGGGCACGAATAGCCTTACCGCTGGCTTTCGGATCCATAATATCCTGAGGAGCTCCTCCTGTTATATCCTGGAAAAATGCCGGGATGATATTGAGCAGCTTATCCACGCTTCCTGATAACCCAGGAGGTTTTAAATAACCAATAGGGCCCGGTTGACCAACCAAATTACCATCCTTATCCCTCAATGCTTTGGCTAATAAATACGACTTATTATTTTTATCAGTCCATAATTCTTTAACACCTTCAGGCATTTGATCAGGATCGAATATTGGAACTTCTTGTCCTTCACTTGCAGCATTCTCAGCCAATTGACTCATCTGCATATTATAAACCCGGGCAGCATCCTTTAACTTCCGCACGAGACCGTAATACCATTCAACCCCATCAACGTAAGATCTAAAGGCATATATTGGAATAATGGGAATGTGTTTACCAAATATCCTCTTTGGTTTTTCAAGGAATTCTGCGCCTGAAAATACAGACTTTTCAACATGCTGGTTGATAACCTTCCGCTTTCTAACAAATTCCCGATGTTTGTCTTTCTTTAACTCATCCTTGATTAATTCGTGATCAGTCTCACTAAACATTTCAATCTCTTGAGTAACCATGTTCCTGTAAATATGGATAAATTCTTTCTTTTTAACTACTGAATATCGGCTTGCAATGTAAATAATATCAACGCGATCCGATTCAAAATTAAAGAATTCTCTTGTGTCTGGAGTATAAGCACTCACCGGCTCTTTTCCGGGATAAACCGCTTCAAAGGAATCAGGAGTAAACTGTTCCAAAACGGTACATCTGCGCGCATCCCGTTTATCTATTCTCTTTGCTGAACTATCCCAGAATACTGTGTTAAAAGAGTTATATATTGGACGCCAGATCGCCCTTTGAAGATCATTTTCAGGGTCACCATCATCCTCAAACTTGGTGGCTAATTTAAAATGACCGATTCCGCAAGTTATCGCTTCATCAACGGCATTATCAGTCGATAATTTGCCAGACCCATCCATGAAATCAGCCCGATAGATTCCATTCATTAAATCTGCGTCATCATCGGAGGTTCTATCGTCATCAGGTTTGAATTCAACACCTACTCTATTCAGATTCCATTGTCCTATTAACCTGTTGATATAATTGGAAACTAAATCAAATTCCAGCTTTGTCCTATCTTGGAATTGTTCATCCAAAAATCCTTCCCACATCCCACCTGTAACATTAACAAACCTCATATCTTCATTGGCTTTATCACGCTGATCTTCCGTGAGTTCAGCATCAATGATTATCTCATTCATGAAGTTGTCAAGATTCTCTTGATCCTTAGGAGAAAGAACTTTAGCTGGCCTAGATTTGTCCTTTTTATTCCCTATGGTATCTGATATGGCAGATTGAGAATTAAGAATTGGCATTTTAAAACCTTTTTTTATTTGGGATGGTATATCTTATGATTGCTGGAACTGGTGGCTGTGTAATGCCTGGAAATAATTCTGTAAAAGCCCACACCTTAGCGTCTACTCTGTTTGGCGATCCTTCGCCCATATAACCATAAGTCGTCATAGAACAACATTCATCTTCCAATTCGTCAAAATTACCCACATATTTAATCTTTCCAGTCTCATGCAGGGCACTGATAGGTTCGGCTCTGACTATCTTTCCTCTTGAAGCATGGACAGCTTTGTAAGAAGCTAATGGATCAGAAGTTTTAATTACATGTTCAACCATTGCTCCCCCAAAATTGCTTTCACCAATTATCCTGTCAGCACGCCATCTAAAATAAGCGTCAGTGACCACCTTTCCCCATGTAGCAGGGCCTGCCTTCAACGTCAGATCTTCCAAGACATAACCAATTCCGTCAATACCTAAGCCGGCTACTATTATTCCGATTTCATCATTATCTTTATTGTTTTCATCCCCAGCTCCTGAAGGATCTACAGCAACAATAATCCTCAGCAATTTTTCTCTGGCAATACCATTTACTTTATTCTTTTCAATAATCGCAGCAGTCCACAAAGCCCCTTCCGATTCATCAGCAAACTTGCCAAGATAAAACCTATCTCTCTGCCTTTTGGGCAATTCATCTAAAATTCTGAGATATTCTTCCGACAAATTCTCTTGATTATCAATAGGATTCATCAAGAGACTGCCATAATCCTCAGGCCGTTTTACCCTACGCCTGGAATTAGGTTCAGTTTTTTCAAGAAATAGCTTATGAGTCCAATGGCCTTTAGATGGTGGGTTCTCATCAAACAACATCTTTAATCTTAAAACATGATCATTCCCCTCTTCATCCTGAAAGAAACACTTTTGGGCCAGTCTTGTTTTAAGTGTAAGAAAAGACGGATAGGATATCTGCGAGCATTCGTTCAGGAAGATCGTGGCATATTCGTTGCCTAAAATCTTTTCTGTACGCTCTTTATCGTCAAGGCCACCGAACCAGATTTCTGATCCATTTGGGAACTTGGCGAACCAGTCTTGTTTATCGATCCTAAATGGACACCCTGGAAAACACAGATCCATTACCTTTGGGAAGGTATCGTAAATGATTGAGGCTTTAACGTGGTTGAATCGGAAGCGAAGGATAGCATGCCTGGATCCCTTGACTGCCATGGCACGCCAAACGATAATCCATACATGTAGAAATGTCTTGGTGGAACGGGAACCACCGTAAAGAAGGATATATAAAGCAGATGACTGGATGATTTTTAAAGCTTCTTCCTGTTTGGCAGTCAGCTTGAAATCTTCAGGCTTTACGTCTTTGAATTCATTGCCTTCAGTCAGGATTGCTGTCATCAAACATCAGCTTTCTCCACGGGAATTGTTGCATTAATATTCTAATTGTAAATAGATCCAGTCTGTAGGACACGCTTAGTCTTCATGGGTTTCTAATCTTTTCTGACACGCTTTACATCTTGGGTTTCTGGGAATGAGTGACACGCTAATCAACTTGGATTTGTTTAATTTCTTGACACGCTCGACTAAAATGGTTTTCTCGTTCACCATGACTTACTTACCAGACTGAATCTATTTGTAATTAAAATATTAAACTGAATCATTTCTTTCTAACCTTGGTCAATACAATATAAGTAATTAATCCGCCAAATACCTTTCCAATCAAAAAAAACAATGCATTATAAATATGAGCTTCAGTCACAGCTTAATTAATATCCTCTAATAAACCTTACCACCAAGGCGGTAATATCATTTAGGATATTATTAAGACCATAAAAATAATGTTTTATAAATTCCATCATAAACAATCAGCAGCTATCTTCGGCATCACTATCTTAAAATCACCTGCCAAATTAACATCTCTAGGATGAGGAAGTTCTATTTGCGCATAAGCTTCCTTGATTGCCATCATATCACCCTTTAATATCAATGCAAAATGAACTTGAGCCATTATTGCGCCATTGGTTTTGTCATCCATTTCACCAAGCTTATCTGCAAACTTTTTAAATAATTCAGGACTAGCATCCTGCCTCAATAATCTATTCAATTGAGCCCTTGGCCCATCCTTTGAGCCTTTGGGTCGCCCAATGGGATTACCTGATTGACCACGATCCCATTGATTAGCCTCAAATTCTTTTGGAGCGTTTATTTCCCTTGTTCTTTCCTTGTTCTCAGGCATTTTGTCTTGCCTTCCTAAACTTGTCTATTTCTGCCTTAGACATCATGGCTCTTTGAATAAAAGACTTTCGGCGATCATTCCTCACTTTTATCTTCTTTTGAGTCACTTTTACTTCCTTTTTAGCCATTTCGTCCATGTTGCCTCGGTGTTAACGCTTCTTTCTTCTGCGAAACATCATTTGCTCATCTTCCTTTTTGCGCTTTAATGCTTTTGCGCGGTCTGCCTTACTGGCGGCGATGCCTTTATCTGCTGGCGTCGCTTTTTGTGCCGCCTTCTTTTTGATAGCCTTTCTAGCCGCACGGAACTTCATATCAAGTTTTAAGAGATCTTGTCGTAATAGCTGTTCCCGTAGCGCTTTACGCGCTCCTTCGCCGACGGTTGCCGCTGGCCGAGCGAGCCTTGTAACAGGCATGCTGAATAACCGACCTTTGCCGCCAGGACCAATACCGCCAGCTGCAACTACTTTACCAGCGACTTTAGCCGCAAATTTACGCCTACGCTTGTCTTCTTTTTCAAGGTCCCGGATTGCCGGTTGTTTTGATTTTCTTTTCGCTACATTACGTTCAGCCATGCTTTATCCTTTCAACAGGTTTATCAGGAAATAAATCCTTGTATCTATCAACAATGACGTCACAATACTTTGGCTCAACCTCCATCATGTAACATTTTCTTTTGAGTTTTTCAGCAGCCACTATTGTTGATCCTGCTCCACCAAATAAGTCAAAAACAATAGATCCAGTCTTCGATGCGTGAATTAAAGCAGTTTCAACCAATTTGACTGGTTTCATTGTAGGATGTAAGTCGCTCGATTTTGGTCTCTCAATATCCCACACATTGGTCAATTTTCTATCATTTGTAAAAAGACTGCCATCATTTACCCATCCGAACCAAAATGGCTCATATTTATTCTGGTATTTACCTCGTCCCAATGTAAACTGATCCTTATTCCATATTATCGTAGTTGAACAATGGAAAAGATTATCCAATATTGAAAACATTATTCTTCCGTCTAGATTTGGCGCCCCGAATACATATACAATCCCATTACAGAATTGTTTTATTGTATTGGCAAACTTTTCGCAAAATTGCTTGAATTCATGAGGGGCCTGATTATCATTTTTAATGCTTCTCATCTTGAATTTGGGATGTTTTATATTTCCATAATCCACATTATAGGGAGGATCTGTGAATACCATGTCAGCCTTTTTACCATTCATAAGCATTTCCACATCATCGTGATTTGTGGAATCACCACACATAAGGCGATGTTTGCCAAGTAGGTAAATATCCCCACGTTGAGTGACCGGTTCTTCTGGTATTTGAGGAACATCATCCTCTCCTTCTAGTTCACCGGGGTCCTTATCAACATCTTCCAGAAGTGCATCCACTTCATCTTCATAAAATAATCCGTCAAGGATTTCAGGACTCTCTTCATATATTTCTTTAAGAATATCAACATCCCAATCAGCGATTTCGGCTGTCCTGTTATCATATAAAGATAATTTGGTCTTTTCAGCCTCTGACAATCCCTTCCTGCGAACTACTACCCATTCTTCACCATCAACATCAACCACCTTGACTTTTTTAATTCCTGCCTCGCTCAAGGCTTCATAGGTACCATTGCCGGCAAGAATATTGCCATCCTCATCAATTACCCCTGATCTTGATACTCCAATTTCCTGAATGGCCTGGGTAATCATTCCGATATTCCGTGGATTGTGTTTTCTGGCATTCTTTTTGTCAGGTTTTAATTCTGACAAGTCAATATAATCGCTCATGTCCAAGCCTTTTTATTTCAGTTACCCGGACGGATTATTTTAACTACTCTTTTATAATATGCCTTTATTCGGTGGGATGTCAATATATTGACAATTATGGACTCACTTTTCCCGGCGCCGGGAAAATTCAAATGTTAAGCCGACGTAACAATTCAAATCTTATTTAGCTAATAACTTACCAATTTCCCTTTCCATCCTTATCCTTATTTCGGAGAAAATATTTTGAAATTCCAATGCTGTACTTATTACTTCCTTATATATTTTAATAGCCTTTCTCTTATTCTTTTTTTCTAGAGATTCGGCAACTTTAAATTTATTTTCCCATTCAGCAAACACAGGTTTCATTATTTCCTTGAAACTTTTGGGCTTTTTTTGTTTTGACATAATTATTTTTTCCTCTTTCCCGACTTCCTCTTTTTCCTACTCAAACCAGCCACACTCAGACCAATAGCAATAGCCTGCTTTTTAGGCCTCCCAGACCTAATTTCGGCCCCTATATTCTCAGAAGCTATCTTACGCCTTGTTTTCTTTGATGCACCCTTCCTGGGCTTTTTAAGTGGCATGATGATTCCCTTTCAATTATCACGACGTCGTGAAAGTTCAAAGTTCACGCCGGCGTGATATTTCAATTCCAACTCTGCATAACAACAGAAATGATATTTTTTTTATTATCCTTCATCTTGGTAAAATGATAATTAGCTCCTGTTAATTTTGGTTTAATAACTTTTCTTGATGCAGCCATATCAGCAACCAAATCCTTCATCTGACGGGTATATTCTTCCTGAACCTTTCTGACTTTTTGCCAATCCATATTTCACCTCTATGGGTTCACGACATATATTTCTGTTAAAACATCACTATCGACAAAGCCGTCCCTTACCGCAAATGCTTTAAGTGTATGAGGACTTCCAGCATTTACAAATATTATGTCACTGGTAAATATAGGCGAAGATGTTGATGGTTCAGACCCATCAATCGTAAAATGAATTGTGGCTCCAGGCGTTCCTGTCATAAGATTAACGCTAACCATCGTTGTAAATGGTCCTGCAGATCCGGCAGGAGTGGCTATCACTTGGGAAACCATATTGGGTATTGACCACGTTTTGCTCACCTGGAATCGGACCGGTATTTCTTCTTGCTCATCTGTGCTTACATTTGTCAAAACCCCCGTCAAATACCATAATCCTTCTATCAGATTTAAAGTCTCAGTTCTTGTAAGAAAACCGCTAAAGGCTCTATCATCATCAGATGGGATAGTTCTTGCAATATCCGGTAAATCATCGGGTTTCTGTTTGACTTTTATAACGCATGTCCATTGTTCAATGGAAGCTCCTCCACGGTCAAATTTGAAGGGCAATGATTCACCTCTTTGAATTACTACAAGTTTATTCGTCATGGTGTCACCCTACCTGTTAATCCTTTAATCACGTTACTTTTGGCCTGAGCCGTTTTAACGTCTGATTTAGCAACGCGGGAACTTGCTTTAATATCTTTCATTCTTTTTTCCCTGACCATACTGGAACCGCCGATGACAGTATTTCCAGGATTATTTAAATTATTTGCGCCAAATATTGCTTGTCCCATTGTGTTTCCTATCTATTTAAGAAGTAATTGTTGTCCACGTTAAGCTATGTTTGTTCGCAAGAAAGGTTCCCAATTGATTTAGTTCATCAATAGATAATCTTTTATTATGACCAGTTATTTCCCAAACATCATAATCCCCAAAACTGGTATCACCAAATCTTGAACATAAACTTAAAGCACCCCAAGTGAAAGAACCAACATTACCGGTTGTGCCGACACCGCCGTCAAAATAAAACTTACCGACGAGGATGTCAAAAATACATACAAATATTCTTTTTACCTGGTCAAGTGGCGCATGAACTAAAATTTGTCCACCAAACATACCAAATCCAGTAAAATCAGCTACCGCATGTCTTGCTGCTCCAGTCCCATCAAATAAATAGCTACCGTCTGTCCCTGATCTCTTTTGGGCTACAATCATTATTGTGTTAGGTTGAGTTTTATTTCCTCCGGCAAAACCAGCCGTAAGCATTCTTTCTGAAGTAGCTTTATCAAATCGAAGAAGAGGCGGAACCCCACCTGGATTGACAAATAATGGTTGTTTGGTGGCTGTTGCTTGAATGAGATTATTTGCGTTTGAACTCTGATCATCCCATTGAGAAACATCAGGACCATTGAGAGTTATTCCTTGAGCACCGTCCCACCATCCTATAATAGGAAGAATATCTAATGGAGTAAAAGTACTAACAGGCGCTAATCCCTGAATTCTTCCGCTTTTGCCCGGTGGTCCTGATAATACTGCGCTGGGATATCCAGCTACATTTGCCATATTGACTGTTCCATTTTTCCCCTATGGCGTTATAGGTGTTGATGTGGTTGCCGGCTTATTTGCGGAAAAATCTTTCAATTGATCCTTTTCAGAAGTGGTAAGGCGTTTATTATCACTTACTGTCAAAGGACTCAAAGGAACAGTAACTGTTTGCTGAATTCTTCCACTTTTACCAGGACTCCCGCTTATTATGGCGCTAGGATATCCGGCGATGTTTGCCATTTTAAATATCTACATTAAAAGATTCAGTGATAAAAACTGCGGGATTTATCATGCCACCTGCGTTGTGCTGAATATTATAACTTGCCCCTTTTACTAATATTATATCAAATTGACTCCCAGCTTCTTCGGCTAAAGCTACGCCACCATTGAGTAAAATACTTTTTGAGAAGTTTACGGTGGGGGTAGGAGTATCTTGAGATGTTAATTTCAAGATGACAGTCGCTATGACGCCGGCACCATTCACCTGTATTTGAATTGTATGTTTTACAACCGTAAAAGCGTCATCCAAAGCAAAACGTTTTCTAGCTTCCTGGCTTGGCCTTAAATCATTTGGAAACCAGTCTACATCTTGGGCCACATTACCCTGATTGATCGGTATAGCGGCATTATCAAACCACCTTGTAGCAACCAATCCGCTTACTCTTCCTTGCGCAATAGTAGTCATTAACTTCCTCCTTGTTATTTGATTCTGTTACCCGCAGATCTTCTTAATCCTTTGGTATTGTCCCGGGCTAAAGTAAATCCATCTAGCACAACTTTTGCTGCTTGGGCTGGGCCTGAATTTGGTGCGTCAATAAAAACTCTCACGCCATCCCATTGAAATCCTACAGGATTATCAAGACCTTCTACCACTATTTTATTCGAATCCATTTCGAATGCTGACAAATTCACCCTAATATTAGATGACCCAGTAGGTTGAACGGTTGGCAATGTCGCTAAATTTTCAAATGCGCCACCATCCTTTGAAACCCTAAAATCACCTGCGAGTATTGTCGGATCTATTCTAAAATTCCCGGTAATGGCATCCAATACCCCAATATAAAATTCATATGCGATACCCCGTTGAGGTTCTGCGCTGAAACCAGTCTGCGTTCCTGCCATTATCCTTTTTCCTCATTAATTAAACTACAGTTTCCCAATCATCAGCGCAAACATCCACATTTTGAGGATTCCAGGGAAATACTCCTTGTGAATGAAATACCATGATTGTATCTTCAGGCGAAGAACCGGCCAAAGGCCCAAACATTTCAATATAGGCAGGGTCATTAACCCAACCCGAACGCTTCACCTTGTCGCCTTCCTTTAAATCCGTTAAAGCCTGACTAAAATCAACTGCCATGATTACCTCATTTCTTTTTAGGTTATTTCCTACAATTCCTGCACATCCAATCTTCGGCCATTAGGTCGAACTGAGAAGGCAACCAAGGGACATATTCATCATCAACGCTCTTCATGTAGATATATGGGGAAGTCATTGTCTCGTTTACTTCTGGTGTTTTAATCTTTACCCACATATCTTTTCTTTCCCAGCGACCTCGATATAATATTTTTCCTTCTTTAAGTTGGTCAAGAGCCCAGCTAAAATGTCCCTGAAATTTTTTACCGCTAGCCTCTTCGCCATTCGCACTGGCAATCTGAACGTAGGAAACCGCAAATACAAATGCCACGATCCAAATAAATTTACGCATTTTATTTACCCTTCACTTTCTTTTTCTTTTTTCGTTTACGAGTCGTTCCATTTTGATGTTTTGGCATGATTTATCCTTTTAATAATTGATCACCCATAATATTTTTTTATTTTCAGGCATAGCTGAACTTTTACCAAATCTGTAGAGAGCGCGATAAACCCAGAATGCGCGGATCCAGCACATGCCATCTTCACAGCAAATCTTTCTGAGCAGTTTATCTGCATGATCTCGCCATGTCAGAGGTAATTTCCCCATTCTCATCAATTGATAGAGAGCGTCATGTACAAGGGATCCTCTCATAAAATTTTTTGTGTCAATTGTAGGGCCGCTGGGACCATCCCAACAATAGTCCTCTTTAATTAATAGATTTCCTTCCAAATCCAAATCTATAAAATGCGTATTAATCAAAAAATGGTGTTCAATATCTGTCTGTATTTGGAAATCTTGTGTTAACTGGTATTTATAACCCTTCTTGTATTTCAGTGTTGGCATTTGGGTGTCCTCCCGTTAGATTTTTCTGATTTAAGCGGTTTTCTTCGCAAAGAATCTCCTATTAATGGCCTCTTTTCAATACAGTCACTACAGGTTTTTTGTTTTCTTTTAAACTTACCTTTATATAAAGTAAACATATTATGACAAACGCGGCATTCCTTCTCTCCATATGTTCCCTTCCGGCCTAATGCTTCATCATCTGTTAGTATTTCTGCTGTGACAGTTTCTTTTAAGTTCCCATTCCCGTCATAAATTTTGACTGTCTTGAGAGATGAAAGATCATTGTCACCATACTTCAAATCAGTTGAATGGTTAGAAACAAACATATTGAATCGCATGTCCCTCCGGGGAATAAGGTTAGCCTGGAACTAGATTCACTCTAGTTTCTACAGGCTTTTATTATACCATTATCCCTCTTCTTTTTTCTTTTTATGCTCGTTCTTTAATGATTGAATCGCTTCTTTCACTTTATCATGCATTTCCCGGCTCAAATTGACCTGAGCGCAGATCTGATCAAGCAAATTTATTGCATCTTCTGGCTTCATTTTATATTCCTTTCTTTTAGAATACTCCAAATGTAAAATCGGTTATTGTTAAATCTTGTGCATGACCATCCCCAGCTACCATTATTTGTATTGTATCGCCAGTTTCCAACTGCGCCATAAAAAGAAGAGGAACAACAACTTTTGTTGTCTTCACTTCCATAGGAATATAATTAGCGATGGCTGCAGTGAAGTTGCCTGTTTCAGTTGTTCCAAATGCTACACCATTTAGTTCAAAATTAGTCGCATCCGAAAAGGTAACGAGTTCCCTCGTATTATAAAGCGTGTTGGTTGTAAAGCCTGTTGTCGTTGCAATCGAACCTACAGGAGGAGATGTCCCTGCATGAACAAACCGAGCTGTTCCTGGACTGGTTGGAGAATCAATAACGCTTGTAATGGCCGTGGAAGCAATAGCGGTAAAAAGTGGGATTCCACCATTTAAGGACATTGCAAATCTATAATTTTGCGTGGCTCCAGTTTTTAATGCTGACAAGGCCCCATTCACAAAACCTTGAAATTTGTTTTGTCCCCTATATGTGAATGTACCTAAAGTCGTATCAGTTAATTCAAATCGTTCCACTACTATATTTTCAAGGAAGCCGCTAACATTAAGATCATCATATACATCTTGCGTAATAGCTGTAGTTCCAGTTCGAGCATTAATCGATCCCAAAGCAATCGTTTCGCTGGATTTTTGCGCTCCAGCCCGGTCAACATCTACTTGGATATTTGTCTCATCTAAAGATTTGACCGTAAAATCTCCGGTTACGGATGTGGAACCTTGAAAATCTGCTTGAATCGAAAAACTTACATTATCGACAAGCTCAAGCACCGAATGAACACCATCATAAAAGCTGTCTGAACTGTTCTGTATTTCTACTCCGAATCCGATTCTAAGTTCAGAGGTATCTGTTGAATTTATTACAGTGTATTCCCGATCCCATGTGCCTCCTGTCGTGGCTCCCTGTTGTAAAACAGGCTGCTGAAATGGAAATAAGGCTATTTGATAACTGACACCCGCATCCACCCTATGGGCTTTAAATTTACCGTTATAGGTGGCTTCAGCGAATCCCACATGGTTGATAACATCCCCCTCTAATGGCGTTGTAGTCGCATTGAAAACCGCAAAGGTTCCAAAGGCAGTTACTCTTCCTGAAACAGATGATACTGTTCCGGTGGTTGATCCATCTGCAACGCTTTGAAATGCGCCGAATTCTTGAGTCTTAAAAAATGTTCCCGTGCCGGGCTGACTTACGGCAAAAGTTCCCATGGCCGCAAAAGTCGTGATATTTGATCCAAGATATATCCCTGACTGCGTACCCGGTACATTCCAGTCAGTATCATGGATCCTTCCTTGGGCTGTGGCATCTCCCGTAATAGATAATAAAGACTGATTCGTGTTTCCAATGCCGATCATCAGCTGACCACCCAATTCAAAAACACCGCAATTCTGAAAGGTAATACTTTCGCTTATTGTCGATGCAAACACATTGTTAAACCAAACCATTCCCCTGATAATTCCATTCGGGAAATTGTTATATCGTGCCCCACCAGGGAAGCCAACAAATGCCGTATCTTGAACCCCAAAACTTGCGGGACCAACATTTAAACTCGCAGTAAGGTCCAAAAGCTTTGCTGTCGAAGCGGCACTTGTGCCGAAAATATTTGTATTTCTAAAAATGGTAGTTCCAGCCTGCCCTGCACATTGAATGAAAGTATCTGACCCTAAATAAAAAATGGTTGCTTGGTTGGAATATTTTGTCCAAATAAAAATAAAAGACTCATCAGGCCAACGCCACACATTTGTTTCAAACAGGGTGGCTCTTATATCTAATGCCTGATTCAGTTCAAAATCTCGGATGCCTCCAATAGCCGTCGGTAAATCACCTAAACTATGAACCTCAAGAATATTATCGCCCTGTCTTGAAGGGAGCATATCGTGTGTATTAAAATTACTTCCTGTCATATTTTTTCACCATGTGAATAAATTTGTGCCGTCACTATAAAGACGAAGGCTGCCAAAATTTGCGGTTATTGGAACGCTCGTTTGTGTGTCAATTGTTTCCCCACCTTGCCCTTGTACTGTAATGGGATTTGGAACAGTTGCCGTTCCCGACTCATCCTTAATAATAAATATTCTTCCTAAAACAATATCGGCGGTTGATATTGTTACGATCACTCCTCCTGCAGGCATCGCTCCGGTAACCGCTATGATCACTTCATCGACTGTGCTAACGGCTCCAGCCGATGCTAGTCTCTCAACAGCAACGCTTCCTCTGACATCCAGCATTGACCTATCGGCAACCATTGCTAATTTGGTTCCTCCAACAACTAATTTTCCAGCTTCGTCAAACTCTGATAAAACTACGGGAACGTTAGTCCTTAATTGCAGTAATGAGCCAGTTTGAGAAGCGGCTCCATCAATGACAAAAGCGGGGTTTGAAACAATCGTATTTACTATTTGAACGCCTACATCGGATACTATCTCAAAAGGTGGGATACCAGCAGTTGTATCGCCAAAAATCCTTATAGTATGAAATGCAAAAATATCCAAACCATGACCATTGGCAGATTGCATGCCGGTTACGCCGCCAAATAAAAATTGGTTAAACTCAGTTGGCGCATTCAGCATTTGAATTTTTCTTGGCGTCCCAGAACTGCTGCCAACAGCACTTACAATAATGTCGCCATCTTCTTCTATCTTGACCAAACTAACGGCGGAAGAATTTCTCGCTTGGAATAAATCGGCGGTTTGACTTGCTTCGCCCTGCGTAACCAGACCAACATTTGTGGTTGCGCCAGACCTGATAAAAAGTTTTACTCCATCCAAAATGGCTTGAGTTGTTGCCGCCGTTGCTGGATGACCTACGCCAACATTTAAACTTGGAGTTCCTAAATCTATATGCTTTCCAACTGTGGCCGTAGGATTTATCCCTGATATATTTGGAACTGGTAATCCGGTAATAATTCTCAATGCAGATTCTGCCGCATTACCAAGGTGAGTTTTTTGGCAAATAAATAGTTGTTGAACATTTGCGGCAGTATTGCCCAAAAATAGAGTAGCTCCTTCAACTATGCTTGAAGTCGTGGGCGCATTACCTGAAAGTGTTATTCCTTTGTCAGTTCCCATCGTTTGGAAAACTGTAAAATCAGTTAAAAAAGTAGCCCCCAAAGGAGAAGAATTATTTATTCTTGTCTGCCCATTGATTTGCGCATCCCCAAGAACATCAAAGGTAACGGATGGGGCGGCATTATTTATTCCAATTCTTTCATTTATTGTGTCAACATTAAACATAGGAACGCCACCATCGGCATCAAGAATCTGGAATCCTGTTACACTATCCGTTTCATTCCTAAATTCAACATTGCCGGCTTCGGTAACTTTCATCAATGGTGGTGTAGTTCCGGTTCTAATAATTTGAAATATATCTGCTGTTTGGACGTTCCTACCTTCAACAATTAAAGCAACATCGACGGCGTTAGTTTGAACATGTAAGGTTCCAATTATATCTGCTTGAACTGCAGCGCTTGCTATAAAACCTACTCCAACTTTTACGCCAAGATCGCCCACGATAAAATTCCTGAGTACTCCAGTCATAGAAACACCAGAAAATGACGGAACATCAGGACCTACAATCAGCGAGAGGCCATTCTTTAACGAATTCCCCAAGTCACTTGTCTCGCCAATAAATATTTGCCGATTAAAGGCAGTACTATGACCTAAAAATATGGTGGCTCCATCCAAATTTGTGGCAGTTCCTATTACTGGTTCTCCAGAAAGTGTTATTCCTTTTTGGTCTACAGCTCTTTGAAAAATAGTAAAATCAGTTAATGGCGTTGCTATAGCTCCAATGGAAACTCTATCAAGTGTACCTTCCACTATAAAAGTATCTGTATCGACAACAAAATTCCCACCCGGAGGTATCGTTACGGTTCCATTATCTGCTACCAAGACGGTGCTATTTTTAATTGATTTCCCATCCGCTGCCGCATATCTTGCGATAGCATTAACGGTAGCCGATGCCGGACCCACCACATCACCAATTGTATTATTGATCCAATCAGTCCCGGTACCTAAACTAGATAAAATTTGACCGCTTATGCCAGCACTGCTACTGCTGTCTTCAAAAGCCCCGGTAACATTCAAATCTCCGACAACAAATAAATCTCTGGATGTGACTTCATTCGCTATTGTGTTGATGAAAAAAACCGAAGTGGCTGCTACATCTAAAACCACGAATGCGCCTGTGGAATTGACAGTATTTTGGGCTACAATATGGCCGTCATCATTTATAGTTACCTGTGAAGTGTTTTGAATTATCTTTCCGGTTACTCCATTAAATCTGGAAATAGCATTGTCCGTTGATGATGCTGGCCCTATTACATCCCCAATTGGACTTGCCCAATCTGTTCCAGTTATAGTACTTGTTAAAACTTGACCGCTGGTCCCGGGATCCCCTGAAGAATCAATGAAAGCTCCCGTTACCCGGGCATTCCCAAATACATGCAATGCTTCTAATGGTAAGAGAATATTTATTCCTACTCTATTTAATGAGGCATCCACAAATAACGTATCTGTATCGACGGTTAAATCAGCCCCCACTGTCAGATTGGTTGTAAAGCGACCATCTCCTGTAACATCCAAATTAAATGAAGGAGCATTGTTAGCAATTCCAACCCTCTTATTTGTGGAATCAATATCAAACACGGTTGCGTTTGCCACATCTGTAAGTTCAAAAGCGGTTACTGAATTTGCTATCATTCGAAAAAAAACATTTCCATTGCCATCTATAGTTGAAATCGTTGTAAAGTCATCCTTTGTAAATCTAAGGTATTCTCCGGTCTGTGCGTCTATTCCTCGAATAAATATTCCTGCATGGCTGGCCTGATCAATTCTAATGCCTAATTTACCCAAAGGTGTCGTGTTTGTTATATTGAGAAAACGATTACTAGTGTCTACCGCAACAACCAGAGTCCCATCCGCTCTTTTAACTTCAAAGGCGTTAGTAAAATCATTATCACTTTGAAATACCGCATCGCCATCCTTTGTTATTTGCATTAAAGGATCTGTAACGCCGTCTTTAATAATTCTAAATATATCTGCGGTTTGAGCGCTTTCTGCTTCAATAATTGCCCCTACAGTTCCAACTGCGCCCGTTTTAATATGCATCTTTGCTAAAACATCCGCTTGCATTGCGGCAGGCGCGAAACCCACTCCCACATTGGAGATAGGGCCACCTATTCCAATATTTCTAGCAATTGTTAATATAGGATTAATGCCAAAAATAGACGGCAGGTCGACCCCCACATTAATGGCCAACGTTGACTCGCCACTGACGGCTATATCGCTTGTTTGCCCAAAAAGCAAAATCTTGTCATCAACACTATTCTGCCCCATAGAAAGAGTTATTCCATCGGTGGTTCCACTACCTACTATTGCATCTCCTGAAAACGTTAATCCTCTCAGGGTTCCGGTATCTTGAAATAATGTTAAATCTGTCAGTGCGGCTGCTGAATCGCCTATCTTGACCCTGTCATTTGCCGGTTCAACAATTAAAGTGGTGGAAAATTCGACTCCAGTTTCGGCGGCATTAACCTGCAGAACTTTCCCAGCGGAAGCTGGTACAGAATAGGAATTCGGCGTATCGGTTAATTCAAGGAAGGAATTACTTAATGTACTTGTGATTTCTAACCAGACGTCGGGAGAAACACTAACAAGAATAAAATAGGCGACTTCAGCAGATCCGTTATCGAGAACTTTGACAATTTTGTTTATATTCGCAACAGCTTCATTGAATGTTGTATCTGCATCCCTTGCGGCAATCGTCGCATATTCAGCAGCGTTTACAGCATGGTTGTCAAAATCTATTAAATTTCTATGGAATTGATTTGTCATTATGGGAACCGACTATGGACTATAAAAAAAGGATCGTTATTATTAAACAGCAAGGAAAGGTCATTGGTAATGACAAACTCTTCGAGAATTACATCAACTGTGTCCTGCAGATAACCATCTTGAAGAGTAATAAAATTTCCGCCTGCATTTGTTCTTAAAGAAAATAAAGACGTGCTGGTAAATGTCTGAATTATGTTTGAACCCCCGAATCCAAAATCTTCAAAAAGAAGATCAAATTTTTGACCTGCGAAAAAGAGGGATGCTGGAACATTAAAACGATTTATGACCACCCCATTGTCTGTATAAGTTACCTGGACTTCAGTGGTTGGTAATACATTTCCCGATTGATGTTGTGAGCGAAAGATTACTCTTTCAGACAGAGGAGGAAAAACAATACTTATTGTATTTGCTACCACTTCCCCCGTATCTGGGTCAGGGAAAACATCAAAAAGTTCTGGTTTGAGAACAGGCATAACGGGAAAACCTGTCTTTGGAGGGATTCGAGTTGGGTTATCTTGCGTACCGTCAAGAGGATCATAATTAATATGGGGGTAAAGTGATCTTGTTCCTACTATCGGATCAGAGGATTCATTAAAACTTGAAAGAAAAAGGCCGACAGCAGAAGCCTTTAAATCATTGCCTAAACTAATCGATCCTCCTGAAAATATCAGGCCGGTATCATTCCAAACGCCTGAATCTCTCAATTCAATATGAGCAAAGGTTTCTTGAGGATCAGGAGAGGTGCGGGTTATGAAATGGAAACGGATGCTTCCAGGGGTGGTTTCATTGCCCTTGATATAGAGGATATCGCGTGGGTTGGACCTCGAAACATCATGAATGCCGGCTTGTTGGAACTCAATAGACACAGAACAACCCCATGATAATCATTGGGCTGATTAACATTAATTATTAATAAATATAGTATTTTGTCAAGTATTTATTAAAGATCATAATATCAAAAGGGATGCAGGACTCATTGGCTCAAACCTTTTCAGGTTTTGATAGCCCTGCACCCCTCTTTGCCTTTTTCCCATCCTTAGCCTGTCTTATATATGATAACCTCTGGCTTATCAGGCTTTGACTCCGTGGGGAAGCAGGATGGGCCATCTACCCACATAAGGCCGTGGATGTGAGAAGGAAGCCAGGGCTGAATTCAAAGGCTATTTTTTGACATTTTTAACGTTGATTGTTCATAAGTTGGTTCGTCAACGAATAGCCTAAGTTGTCTTTTTTCTTCAGTAATCCTTTCACAAGTTTTTTGAAAATACTCTTCATCAATTTCTATCCCAATAAATTTACGGTTTAGTCTGTAACATGCAATAGCAGTTGAACCGCTCCCCATTGTAAAATCAAAAACCGTTTCTTTTTCATTTGTATATGTTTTTATAAAGAATTCTAATAATGTAATGGATTTTTGTGTATCATGATATTTCTCTTCTCTTGCAGCATAAGAACTTTGATAAAATAAAAATTCACGCGGATAATTTAAACTATTATCAATTCCCCTCGAAACAATCTTTTTCCCACTATTTTTATGACCGCCATAATTTACTGAAAGAGTGGTATTACTGCGTGACCAAACTTTATTTGCGCCTAAAGTATATTGCGGATTGTATGTACATTGATTTGTATAAAAAACGCTTACTATGTCCACGTTGCGTAGAGGCTTTCTTGTCGCGCTCAAATGCCCAGTTGGAATTGACTTAACACAAATCACATCATATTTATATTTTTCAATATTTGCGATTCTTATTCTCGAGCTAAACGGCTCAATGCCAAAAATACATACGGGAACGGTATCATCTATCAATTTGTTTAATTTTTCCCACATATCGTCAATAGGTATAATTGAATCCCATTCACACGCTGTCTTCCCATAAGGAGGATCTGGTAATACTAATTTAATATTTTCATTTTCAATTTCATTTTTCTTTTTCTCCATAACCTCCAGACAATCGCCTAGATACAATGTAAAGTCACCAATGACCTCTTTAATCATTTGGCCTTACTTTCAAAAATTAAATTGATAAAAAAACCGTCTGGCTGAGTTTGGGTGTGAATACGCAGCTGGGATTAACCCAGAGAGTTTTCTCAGCTTTCCTCACAGTGATTGAATTTGCGAACACAAAACTGCAGACGGCTAATATTTAATGAAACGCTTCAACGTTATGGGTTACTTGGACAAATTGGCACGCTTTATCCTTATGGGTTTATTACAACTGGTGGCTCGCTTTAAATGAATGGGTTATTTGGATTGATTGACCTCCTTTACATATCCTTCCAGGTTTTTTGGGATTCAACATGTTTTTCAGCACAAGATAAGAGCCACGTAAGGTGACATGAATAGGGTTGATCTTTAGCCCATTCTTTTATTTCATCCAATATATCCTTGCTGAACTGATAATCTGTTTTCCTTCTGACTTTGGCTTCTATTATTGGTAATTTATCCATCCTTTTTCCTCAGGATCAATGTAATTTTTTATAATTTCTATTGCTTCATCTGCTGACCATGCCACCTTTACTTCATAGCCGACATCCAGCAGGTATTTTACCCATTCTTTTTGTTCAGGCGACAACTTGTTAGGCTTGACCTTCATTTCGATATATAGGCCGTGTGTTGATCTTGCGTAACATTTTGTTCTTTTGTTCGTGGCTGTTACCTCAATTTCATTAACAACAGGCCACGGTAAACACAAATCCAACATTCCCTTTTTCAATCCTTCCCGGGCCTGTTTAATCCGAAAAGAAACATGATGTTTCCCCATGTTTGGGATAGCATAGATGCGCCCCAAGCATGGATACCGCTTTTTATTTAGTTCACACCATGCAATCACAACGCACTGTTCATGATGCTCACGTTGATTTTTCATTCGATTCTATGTCCTTCATCAAGCCAAAATTCAGGCACCATATCGATGCCGGATGGTATTTCATTCCCGCATATATAGGTATCATAATAATTTTCATTAGAGCAATGATCCTCATATTTTATTTTTGCTCTGATCATCAGGTTTTTTTTATTGCCTCTATGATAAACTTCATCACCTATATTGAATTTAAACATCTACTCTCCTTTATAAAATTATTCACCTGGCATAGGCTCCGGTCTGTTAGCCCAATGAAGTTCGACACACCTTCTTGAACACAGAATCTCATCCGAATGCACATCTTCATAAAACTTGTCGCCTAAAACAATATCTCTCCGGCAATAATGAATGGCACATACCCGTTCAACCGGATTAAGTTGTTCACATATATTTTCAATATAGTTGTCTTTTTTATCACCTAAAATTCTCATTTTATTATCCTTATTAACCGATTTGTAATTTTTTTATAAAATCACTGACCTCTTCTTTTGAAACATATTCTTCGCCATCTTCTAATAAATTAATGGCATCCTGAGCAGTTTTGGCCATTATTCTTCTTTCAGCCAAACTTCTAGCCCTTATTTTTATTTGGGCCACAAAATTTATCGGACCCAGTTCAGTTACTTCTTCGCAAAGTGAGATAACGGCTCCTTCAAAATCCTGCGGGTTAAGGTTTGAAAGCAATTTATGCCAGACTTTAAGCGTCATGACGTCCGTATTTGGACCACCACAACTGTTAAATATGAGCATTCCATTCTTAAACTGTTCTTTCGATAAGGGCATTTTGTTGTCCTCCTAAAGATGTGTCGTCACTCATAAAGTCCTTCATAACATTGCGTTTTTTCTCAAATGTGGTCAGTTTATTAACCTGAGGTGAACCCCGTGTATTGGTATCTAGCCTGGTTTTTAAATCACTATACTTTTCCCTGAACTTCGAAGCGGATAATATCTGTTTATGCCAGAAATTATCCGACTGCACCAGTAGCCACATGGCTTTCATTTCCTCAGGCGATCGTTTATCAATTTCCCTCAGTTTGCATATATCCTTGGCCCAGGATTCTATTGATCCCCTGAATTTACGTTTTGGATCAAATTTGGATATATCCGTTCGCATTTTTTCTACGAACCGCATATCTTCTGGCGAGAATTTATTTATAATTTTAACTACTCGTTCAGATTCCGGTTTTAAGGAATCTGGACTATGTGTTTTAATCTTTTCTAAGTTAGAAGTTCTAAGTTCTAAGTTATAAGGTTTGCTACTGCCGGAACTTCCGTTACAAGCAATGTCAGTGTCACTGCTTGTAATTATATTGTCATTACATGCAATTACATTTTTAGGAAACCCTGATTTTTCATGTGGATGAGGATTCTGATGTTTAAGGAAGTTCTTTATTTTCAGGTATTTAACACCATCCACTTCAAAGGCAATGAGGAATGATTTTGGATGGTCAATGAGTTCATTAATGAGCTTTTCGCCATCAATTTTTTCGTCATATGGTAAAATTCTGCTCTTTAAAAACTTTGCTTTATGCAGAAGAATACCATTTCGATCAGCATAGCCCAATAACCCAATGAACATATATCTGGCATTTATTGAGCATTCTGCTAAATCCTCATCCTCAAAAAAAGCTGGTTTGATATATCTTTTCCTTGGCATTTTTAAACTCCTACAGAAATTATATATGAAGTTATTAAAAATGGATTTATGTGTACCATTTGTGAACCTTCTCTGGGTACCAAAGGAAGGATGGATTGTCTGAAAGGGATTGATTTGCTGGGCGGTGTGGGATAGTGATTAAATAGTAAACCGGCCTTTCACGCCGGCGACGGGGGTTCAAATCCCCCTGGGGACACACCTTTTCAATACTTTCAGATTTTACCATTTCCTATGTGTACCATTTGTGAACCTTTTATGCCGACGGGCAGGATTCCCCACCCCGCTCCTACTATCGTTAAAAACGCCACCTATCCCGGCGATACCACGCCGCCATCGGCAATTATTCATAATGCTTTCAGATTCCAACATTTCCACTGTGTACCTTGTTAAGTCGATGGGCGGGATTCCCCACCCCGCACCGTTCTGAAATATGGTAGTCTTTCAGAGTTATAACTCCATCTCTACCCGGCTCTACCGCGCCGCCATCGACTCGTTAAAAACGTCAATCGCTTTTTGTTTGGTATCAAGGCGATAATGCCCGTACCTTTTAAGCAGCATATTAACGCTAGAATGGCCCATAAGGTTGGCAACCAGCATTGGATCCACACCACTATTCAACATATGACTGCCGAAGAAGTGACGGAGATCCTTGATCCTCACGTTCCATTCAATTTCCCATCTTTCCCGGGCTCTATTCCATGCCTTTTGAAAAGCGGCATAGCTGATATCAAAAACCCGGTCATCATGCAATTTTCTGATCTTGAATCTGGATCGTAAAAGTTTCTGACAAGCATCGGTCAGAGGTATTTCCCTGGTTAACGCTTCTGAAGAATAAAGACGTTTATCCCTCTTCATGGTAATGAAATTCCTCTTGAGATTAATAGAACCCCATTTAATGAAAAGTGCCTCAGTGAGATCCAGCCCTGTGTATGCCATAAGTGACGCTACGAGTTTGTGTCGGCCAGGACTCAAATTATCTACTACTATATTGAGTTCCTCGATCGTCAAAAACCTCGTCTGATAAAACCCAGGGTTGGCATAATTTGCCTTTGGCAGTTTGAATGACTTATCGTAATGCTTCAAAATCTGCGACAGGGCAACCCTGAATTTTTTAACGCTTTCCTGGGGCATTCCTGAAATCTCTTCCAGGTATTCACTCAAAACGCTTTTGCCGGTTTGCTGATCATGCGTCACCAGATCAACAACCCGGCTATTAGCAAAGCGCGGGATTAAATGGATTCGAGCAATTGATTCATATCGCTGATGGTTGCCCCTTGTCATATTCAAGGAAGATTTCCATTCATCAACACAGTTGGAAAATGTTTTTTTCCATGCGTGATATTCATTGCGATCAACTTTCAATTCCAATTCGATTAATCGCTTCTGAGCGATAAGAATGTCTGTCGTTTCCAGACAGTCCCTTAGGAAAACGCCTTTATATTTTCTGCTTGCATAAAAGTTTTTAAACTCCTTTCCCTTTTTATCCTTTCGCTTGATAATATGGTCAGGCATAGCTCCCTCCTTCACGGGTGAACTATCCCTCACCGCCCAGCGAAAGGAATCTATCATATTTTGATATTTGGGAACAGAAATCATTTATTGTGTCTGTGTTCTCTTATTAATAAACCAATATCTGGTAAAGTATTTAGATCGCGATTAATGTTTAATTTCACAGCATCCAACCAGTTCCATAAAAGTTTTTTTAAATCATCGTCCTTGAATTCATGTGTCGTATATCGATGTTTACAATCCAAACATTGCCTTCTGCGCCGACGGGATAGACCATTACCCGAATCTCTGGTATCTGTTATGATTTCATTCATTGAACCGCAATTGGCGCACTGCATGAATTGAGTTCGCTTACCCATTTTATTCCTCAAATTCCTGAAGTTCTGCCTCAGTTAAATCGGCGTCAATATATTCCTTCAATTCTTTGGAAAGTACAGAAATATCCTCCCATAATTCGTTTACTTCAGCCCCTATTTGCTCAATGTAAGGAAGCTGATTCTCAATTAATTTATAATCATCAAAATCATCCAACCAATTCTTTTCAAGTTCGCTGGCCTGTTCGAATAGACCTTCGGCATCTGCTCTCAATTGCCGTACATAAAGATCCCTTTTCTTTTTCATCTTTGCCTGTTTAGTGAATGGATAAGGTTTGTCTGGATATTCCTTTTTCCACATTTCCCTAAATTTTGTTAGATTCTCAGTTTGTTCTGTCATATCTGTTTCCTCCTTAATTAAAATGGGATATCAGCCTTGGGACCAGCTTCAAGAATCTTGACTACTTCCTGGAAATCGCTCATTGCAAATTGAGCGGCATTATCAACCCCAAATTTGCTATGAATTTCCATATCTACATCTATTTCTGACCACCCATGTTTTTCTACTAACTGATTGAAAAATGTTACTTGTTTTACTGAAACCAGTCTCGGCTTCCCTGATGTTTCTTCTTTGCGTGGTTCATATTTCTCTTTGGTTCCGGTTCCCCCTTTTTCTTTGTTATCATTACCAACATTCCCTTCCTCAATATCAGGATCACCGCTCCTCAATTTAAATCGTTTCTGATAGCATTGCCGGATTCCCGCAGAAACCGCTATTCCGAGTTGTTTGTCATCATTCCCGACAGCTTCAGCTATCCAGGGGATCATCTCGAAATCCTTTGGATCATCAACATTGACAAATTTAATATCAAAATAAACTGTGAGCCGGTTTTTGATGGTAGGAGGATCATCAGCTTTGTAGGCTGCGACGTCATATTGGTCCCTCACTACGTTTTGAAGGGCCGGGCAGGCGTCAACACCATGTTTAACCAAAAGAGGTTGGATTAACTCGGTTACGGCGTTATGGGAGATATAATCGTAATTGATCCTGGCAGCAGCAACTTTTTTATCAGGTTTTTGCCTTTTAGCGTCATTGGTAATGGCCAGCATCCTTTGATTAAGATTTGGAATTTGCGCTACAACAATCTGTGGTTCGTCTGGGCTGTTTTCATCCATTTCGCACCTCGCTGAGTTTTTTGTATTTAATTTGAACTTTTGTGTTGCATAGTGTTCAAACTTGTGTCATATTTGTTTTTGAGCTATGAATTCTTTGTAGCTAAAGCAGCTTCGAGTTCCATTTGCGTAATCTGATCTGCGTATTTAAAGGAAAGTGCAATCTGGTGCTCTGCCTGTTGGCTCACACTTCTAATATTTTTTACAGCGAGATCTTCTATCTTCCCTTTATTTTCATGAGTAATAGAAATATTCATTCTGGCTTTGCCGTTAGAATTTGATTCTTGAGACATTAAAAAACCTCCCGAGTTGAATTTTGACGTTATTGTGACCTTGAGCGGGTTACGCTATACCGAGCGGAGGGGTTGCAGCCCCTCCGCTTAGCTTAAAAATTAAACTACCGCCGAACTTTACTTATGCCCGTGAAGTCAAAAGGAAGGAATCGACGGTAGTGGCCAAAGGGATCCGATAGGGCTCCTCTGGTTTATTTTTTGTTTTTATAGGGTTTATCATAACTTCACGGGCCTTTTATGAATGAAAGCGCTAAACCTTGTTTAATAATAGGTTACAAGCTTTTCAGAACAATAGTATGATGTTTTTAACTAGGAGTCAAGCATAAATATAATAATATGAATAAAAATTTCGATAAAAAAGATATCGGTAAAAGATTCAAAGAATTACGGGGAGACAAAACTCAAGAGAAGTTTGCCGAATTACTTGGATTTGGTCAAACCTATGTCAGTCATGTGGAATTAGGCAAGGTTAAACCATCTTTGGAATTGCTTTTTTCGGTCAGTAAACTATGCAATACCACCATAGATTATCTGGTTTCTGGCAGAAATGAACCCGCTTATATTGAAGAGAAGATTCAACGTAGAATTGAGGGTTTTCTATTGCTAGTTCAGTCTCATGAGCAACATGTTAAGACCCAGGGAAAATTAATCAAAAGCCAAGAATTAGAAATTAAAGGTCTTCAACAAAAACTGGATGACCTTACAATTCCCAACCACCCAAAAAAGGTTCACCAAGGAAATATGAGTTAACGCAAGGCAAGCCCATACGACAATTAGAATTATTAATTAACGAAAAAACCATTGATTCAAAGCCAAGTCGAGCTAAACTGAGCGTTCTTGAAAACGATGAATCGTAAAGCCAGGAGAAATATCATGGGAATCTTGTTTGTTTTGTTTTGTTTTTTCATCGGTATGCTGCTCTGTTTTTATAATGCTATGATTTTCTGGGGTTTGATGTGTATTCTTGGCGGATTTTTTAGTTTAGTTTTATGTATCGATGACAGACCGCCAAAAGCTTGTATCCCTACAGAGGCAGAAAAGGCTGCTGAAGCTAAAAGAAAGGAAAAATTACACGCTGAATACGAAGCCAATGAGCGTAGTAGAGAGGATTTTGCCAAGGCTGTTTATTTACTTACAAAAGAAGGAAGTTCTGTTAAGAATCCAAAAAATTAAAGTCTAATTGAGGAGCCATTCGCGGTTTCCAGGACGGATTATCCGCGTCTAAAACTGAGGGCTGGCTCTGTCGCAATTGGGCTGATAAGGCTACCTCAGGGCTTCATTCAGCAACCATTCACGATATATAAATCAATTCCCTTCTTCGTGTCTAAAACCTTTCCTTTTCCTCGCTGTCAAAGGACTTGGGGTTGCTTAATTATTTACATTATGAGGTTATTCCATGAAAAAATTTATTTTTACATTTCTCATCGTTTTGAGCGGTTGTTCTTCAGCGGGACCTTATGTAACCAATATTTCAAGCGATGGTGCCGGAGGATTAATCATTGAAAAATGCGGAGCGGTTATGAACGGTTTTACAGGTACAGTATCAACGGGTGTATGTTCCACTCATCAGATTGTTCTACAAAAGAGGTCCAGTTCTGGGAAAATGGAAGAGAAATAAATAAACTTTATACGGCGACAATAATGTTGCTGTAAATAATAGGCAGCGAAAACCAATAACCGTGGAGACTTAAAAATGCCAAAATTTTGCGTTAATAAAAATCCTCAATCTTCAGGGGAACATGAAGTGCACAACCTAGATACATGTAATAATTTACCAGACAAAAAAAACCAACATGATTTAGGCACTTTTGCTACTTGTCGTGGTGCAGTTAGAAAAGCAAAAGAAGAAGGATTCAACAATGTTGATGGATGCTTTCACTGCTGTCCAGAGTGTCATACAAGATAAGGTTCACGACATAAATCATATTACTTTAAATAAATAAAGGAATATAAAAGGTGACTTTTAATAAAGAAAATTTTGTTTTAATGGTAAGTGGTGACGATTCTATTGATCTATTACTGAGATGTTCTATAAATATAGAAAGAATTGTTAATGATATTTTAGAATCTATTCACGAAAAAAACGAACATATTAGCATTCAGGTAATATTTATTTCACCAAGACTCAATTTATTAGCAGCATTCGGTTTAGACGCCGCTCTTTTAAAGACCTTGAGAAGGTTTATAATATTGCGCAACAGCTTCGCCCATTATACGGCGGGACATCCAAACAAACTTGATGAAGATTTATTCAAACCTGTCCTTAACTCACTTAATAAACAACTTTTTAAAAAATATTTAGAACATAAAGTAGCAGTAAAGGAATGGGGACATTCTAAAGATGGAATTCAACTTATATTTCACGCATTTCATTCATTTATTATTTGTGAGTTATCGCTGGAAAAAGATAGACTTCGCAAGTTGCTTTAAATAAATTTCTTGATGCAATTAAGGAATTGGCAGCAAACCCTATTTAACCGAGGAGGTTTTATGAAAAAATTAATTTTGATTTGCGCATCTTTCATCTTTCTTTCGGTACCCATTCTTTCATCTGCTCATCCTGGAAATACAGCATCAGACGGTTGTCATTATTGCAGAACCAATTGTACTTCATGGGGAGTAGGCTGGAATGTAAGGCATTGTCATAATGGAAAAGAATCCTTTAAAGTGGAGAAAAAAATGGACGAGAATGAAATTAAAGCAAAAATTAATACTATTAGAATTCAATATAAGAATAATTTGAGACAAAAAATAAAAGATATTCCTTATAATTTAGACCCAGAAACGATTGATCCTAAATTTATTGAAATGTTTAATGAATATGAAATTTTGAATGGAAAAATCGAAAATCCATACATTAAGAAATAGTGCCAGTCCTTTTTTAACGAGGCTACTGATTCAATCTATGGTTTTTTATTATAATCTGCCCAACATTTCTGAGTGTCAGCCATACAATCTGCAGCCTTTTTCATGGTTGTCGCACAGCCTGAATTAATATTCAGGATTGTCATTATAATTAATGAGATTATGATACGCATGATATCTCCTTTGATCCCATGCCTCTGGCCAGTTTCTTTCGTGTAGGGCACTGCCGAAAGCGACTGGTCGCAGGTTTGGGATCTTTTATTAATAATGTTCCATAATTGATAATTTGAAAACATTTTCCTCATCAAGTATATCCATGAATTCATTAAATCCTGGTTTGCTGGCTAAGATAGCAGGATGACCGCCAAGAAATTCAAATCTTTCACCGACTAAAATACAACCAAGAGTGTCTGACACGCTCGGTTTCGCTATATTACCTTTATGAAATAATATATGGGATCGACCAGGAACATCGACCACCTCCCAAGTTTTGCCAAAACGCGGGGAGACTACGGGGAAAACGTGGTAGGTCATTGCGGGAATACACGAAATATTTGGTTCGTTGTCTTTCCACGGGGGTTCAAGCGTTAAGGCAAAAGGAGGTCGGTCTTTTTCCATCAATACGCCAAATGTTCCAAATTCTCCGGTATGAATTCTTTTTAATATTATGTTTTTCATTGTGTTATCACTTTCCAGATTTGTAAATATTTCTAGTCTCAATATGAGTAATTTTCTCCAACAATTCTTTTAACAATTCATTCTGTGTTTTCTGGTCTTCTCTATATTCTGCCAGGAATTGAGAACGATATTTTTCCGCTTGATCCCATTCCTTACGAGTGACCATTTTATCTTCCAGCTTTTCCATCCGAACTGTAAAATGAGAACTAGATTGATAAGAATAGGTAAAAAGAATCGAAAAAATGGTAACTAAAATGCCGGCAAGAGCTTTCCAGCGCACCATTCCATGAATCGTGTCAGGCATGAGGATGCCTCCATGTATTTTGTGGATTTAATTTTAAAGGTAGGATTTGATTTAGCATCCGATTGCCTTTAGTGAAAGGCACCCTGGAAACCAACTTATATTTTATCTATGGGGCAGTCGGTTATCCGATGGCGCGTGTCCTCGCGTCGGGCCGGGTTCTCATTTCCGGTCCTGCTCTATTCTCAATATAACTATAACATAATTTTATCTAAAACTGATAAAAGCCGTTCCACCATCATTCAACGCCGTTCCGCCTTTAGTTGATAAACGAACCTGAGTTAAGGGTCCTGGCGATAAAGTTTTGCTACCGTGTCCATTATAAAAAACACTGTCCGCGTCACTGCTTTTCCTTCGGCCACCGAAAGCGCGGTAAGACCACACATTTGAGCCTTGATTTTTTAAAACAAATGTTACGCTATTATTGCTACCAGAACTAAATTGCGCTTGGTCGCCAACAATAAATCCGCTAACTTCACTGTCCAATAATGTTCCGGCTTGGGTGCTTGTTAGTCCAATGCTTAAATAACCACTGGTTTCAAAACCTCCGCTGTCTCCTAGCACAATTTTAGGTTGTTGGTTGCTATCGTCTGAACTCCATAGTTGAAGAAATATAGTAATTTCCTGCACAGTAGCTGGTAAATTAGAAAGGAGGGTAATATTAGCGGTATCAGTGTCTGTAGTAAGCGTAACAAATGTCGCGGCATCAGGAGATAGGGCTTTTCTTT